TTCCCACCACTCACCAAGTGAACGATGATCCTCAGAACCAGAGAGATACACCCCGTTTTTGAAAAGATTCAGATCGATTGCAAGCTTAAGCTTGTGACATGAATTGGCGGCACTGTACCCCTTTTTCTCGCCCATTGCACCGTGAACCCTCGGATCTCTGAAAGCATCCCCAAGAGTCACTTCAAACCCAAGTTCATGGGCCTTGTCAATCAACCTTGGAACCATCTTTGCAAAACGCCTTTGTTTCTGCCCCACTGTCTCACTCATAGACCTTCCCTTCCCTGGCGGCACCACCACCAAAAAGAAATGTTCCGATCCTCCAAAATGGAGCCCTGAACTTATAGCCATCTTCATTCAAGATGTCGTGAAGAATTGATGAGGCTTGCCAATTCGTGCAGGGTGTCCCGTCAGCAAACTTCCCGAATCGGCACAAAACATCATGGACCCACCAGGCATCCGTTTTTATATCCGGTACACCTGTCGCACCGTCACTGTAAAAACCAGCCTCAACAGACACCCATTTTTTATATCGTCGTGAATAATAAAAATGGGTTTTTGTGCAGATGTAGCCGTCTCCGACTTCCCGGTATTCAATTCGTTTTTTTTCTTTCGTTGATCCGCTCAAAGATTTCATTAATATCCCCCTTCGCCTCGCTTGCCAGTGCCCCTAATCGGCTGACATTATTTCCAAGCCTGACGGAAAGCCTTTCTTGCGCTGACATACATTCTTCAAGGCGTTGTATCCTTAAGTCGTGGATGGCGTCTTTCTGCCGGAGTGCTTCAAGAACACCCCGGCCAACCCACACCCCGGTAGCAATCCCGGTAATAGCCGAGACGATGCCGCCGATTACCCATTGCAAAAACCCTGGATCGTTTTCAACTTGCAATCCATGCCCCCTATGTTAATCTTGTTTGACCTCTACCGAATCCCCGAACAACAAATAACTTCCACTTTGGCCAAACACCTCACTATAAGCCGAGATCTTGTAATAGTAAGCGTATGGGACCGTCAAAGCTGGCCAAAGCGTTATGGTGTTTGCCAAGCCATCATAGACCTTATAGCCTTCTGTCTGCGGGTCAAAGGTCGGTGTATTTCCCATATATATTACATAATGTGCTGGCAATGAACTGTTTGTGTCTTGGACCACCGACCATGAAAGCGTTAAGTAAGTCGCTGTAAGAGCCGTCAAGCTCATGTACGGGATGGCAATGGGTATGAATGGGACAACGCCAGCCGCAACAGTCAGTGAACTACTAAAGTTAAGATATTCAGGGTCGGCACCAAACACACTACTGTATGCCGCTATCTTGTAATAATGGGCATATGGTGCTGTCAGATTCGGCCAAAGCGTTATGGTGTTTGATGGTCCATCATAGACCTTCGTTGTCCCTGCGCTACCCGGCACAAAATTAGCCGTCTGACCCTCGTAAACCACATAGCAAACCGATGTCGACCAGTAAGCCGCATTTGGATCTTGAACGGTTGGCCATGAAAGCGTTAAGTGTGAACCAGCCACAAGAGCCGTCAAATTAAGAGTTGGAACCGATAATGGAACCATTATAGTTACAGAGTCAACGCCTGGCAAGGTTTCTTTTCCACCATCAAAATACGCAACGACCTGGATATCCACTTGTGGCCATGGCCCACCCATATCGATTATGTCGATAGGTGCCACTGAGTTTCCGGTTGATGTCGTTTCTATGCTTCCCCTTGCGTCACCCTCATGTGATAGAGTTACCTGATATCTGTCTGCCCCTTCGACGGTCGACCATGACGATGATATGACCTTTGTTGATGAGTCTATAGATGTTGTCACGACAGGAGCGGGTAAAAAAACATACCCCGATATTTTCGCGTCAGTCGAGCTAAGGACTCCATCAACGTATGGTGTGACCCTGACTGATATTTCAGACACATATTCCGTTGTAAAAGACACGCTAAACCCGACATAATTGTCATACAGAATGACGTAAACCCCGTTCCCTGAGTCTATTTCAACCCTGCATGTCGCACTTGAACCGCTCCATAATATACTGAACGATGGCGAGTTTTCTTCGTTGAGTCCATCGTATGTCAAGGTCATTGTCGAAAGCGGGTCAATGTCAACGATGCTTCCGCCTGGGTCCGGGGTTGCACTTGACAGGTCGTAGGCGTCAACGTTCACCACTTGACCCATTATGCCTATTTTGTCTGCCCCATTTGGTGATATCGACATAATCCTTATGACGTGGAAGTCCTCTGACTGAGGCCCGAATATGTAGGAAGTCGCCCCGGTGTTGTCGTCAAGCAACGTCTGAATATCATCGGGGATGTTGACCTTCAATACGTGTGATTGCAGAGTTGGCAAACATGCGTAGGGTCCGGCGACAGATCCGTTTTTGAGCCACAATACAATTTGCCCTACGTTGTCTCCAGAAAAGTCAACCGGCTCAGATGTCCAGACATCGCCATCAACAATCTTTACTATTGAGCCTGTTTGCCCCCAATCAACAGAATCCTCCCCGACATATGCCCACGAAAAAAGTGTGGGGATATGACCCGATAATCCCGTAACAAATTCCACAGACGTGGTTGTCAGAAAAAGCTCTTTCCACATCCTTAGACCTATTTTGTAAGCCTGAGTTCTGTTTGTGCATCCATCAAGCTGAATTTCTTTCGGGTTTTCTATGCTTCCGCCAAGAGTGAAACAATCAACGCTTTTAGCCTCCCAGGTGTCCGGGTCTGTGTATGTAACCCTTACGCACGTAGGGTAATCAGGCGTCTTAAATACGTGCGATATTTTAAGAGAGTCTTTCTCTATTGAGTCTGCCCCAGAGAACTTTAAATTCACAGCCGTTTGCAATCTGTCTACAGCGAGACAGAACAACCCGCCAGGACTATACGGGACAGCCATTGCACACGCCGCCGCCTTCCCTGCTGCCTCCATCACGGAAACGCGAGACGTGAAACCCCAATCAAAAAAATACCTCTCATTCGTGAACATCATCTTATTCGAATAGAGTTCATCCCATACAAGAAGAGAATTGGCTTGTTGTCCACCGTTGCTTGACGTGACCATGTATGCCACAGCGTCAATTATTGATCTTGATTTTTCGAATGTTGTACCCAATCCTGTGGGCAAGACGGGCAACAGCTTTCTTGTCGCTTTGACCCTAATCATGCTGGCCACATCACCGCTAAGTGAATTTGTCGCCTTTACCCTCACCCTGAGCAACGTCACGTCCTGCACTGCCGGATGCGGTCCGCCATATCCACGCAACCCAAAAATTGATACCGTGTCAGATGTGCTTGCAGCTTCACTGTCTGGTGTTACGCGCCTGATTCTAAACTCAAACCTTCCAGTACCAAGAGAACTACTTTTCGAAAAAGATTCGCGGATTGCCGTATTCTGTGAACGTCTGTATTCAACCAAATGGAACAGAACCCAGTCTGATGTGGGCACCCCTGCATCATCTATGGTCCTGACCTCAGATCTGATTAATACAAGTACTGTTTTTTGATTTCCCTTTTTATCGTACCAGACAAGGCCATTAGGAAAAACAATATCGTAGCCGATCATGTATGCCTTTGTTCCAGAGGGGTTAACAACAAACGATAGCCATTCCTCCGTAAGCTCTTGTCCGCCAGCTTCGCGGGATGGCCAAACAATTCCACTGGGGCAAGGCTCACCGGGCTCGATAACGCTATATGTTGCATCCTGATAACTACCTATCGGAGTATTGTTAATATAAACGCCCTCAACATCGTACCGGCCAATCCCTATAATCATCAACATGTAAAGGTATTGTTCGTTTCCTTCGTATTTGCCATGCGACGCTTGTGCAAGATCCGGTGTGAACTTCCGACATCCGAACCTTTCGGCATACGGTTCGTTGATCCTGAGCGAGTTAGAGCCCTGCACCGAATACAATGTATCTGGCTCGCCTGGTGTCTTTGGTATCGTCACCGGAAAAAGAAAGCTCAATAGAAGCGAACCGGCGATTGAAGCGGCCATACCAGCGAATGGACCACCGATTATTGTTGCTCCTATGGCTATTGATGCAACCGCTATCTGTGCGAGAAGTTGAACATTTTTACCGCCGCCCATGGGGAACTCTATAAACCTGATGACTCCACACACAAGAACCGGACAATCCCAATCAGCCCTTGACCATATTTGACCGTTCACGGTACAAATAACGGGTCGTCTAAATGAAAGATTGAGCCTTGCAATCGCCTGGTTTGGTGACATGATATCGCCCGATTCAAGCTGAACCATGGTGTCTGACTTGAGCGATAACGGGTTATGAATATTGGTTATTTGCATGTGAAGTATCCCTTTTTCTTCCATCCGTTTGTCAAAAGATTCATGTTGTCAGAAAGGCAAACGCCAACGCCATCAAGTGCGTGTAAGGTTTGAAGCCGACCAGAAACAGAAACAACCATACCAAGGTGATTCACTTGGCACCCCTGTGTTAAATAGACCATATCGCCCTCTTCCGGCTCGTTTGTTTGGTGCCATCCGAAAAGCTCATGGATTGGCGTTTGCATGATCTCAATGGCATGGCGAATGCGCCTATTCTGGTTGATCTCAACGGGTGCGAGGTCTTGACCAAAGCGTTCTTTTCTCCAATGCCTGAACCAGCCGAAGCAGTCTTTTCCCGGTGAGTATGGCTGTCCGATGTACTGTTGACACCAATGAGTCATAACGCCATACCCGGCAACTCTTCCCTTGTCATGATGCGACGACAAAACGGCATGGCCAGGAAGTCCGGCAAGGTTGCTGTGGCCAATACCCCACCAGGTGTCCTATCAACCTTGTTTATGAAAAAAGGAGTTCTACACTCAAAATCAGGGTCAATGTCTGCCCCGATGTATTGCCGCCAAACGACCGACAATTGAGCCCCGGATGAACTCTGATCCATTATCCATAGCCTCGCCGCCTTCGGTAAGAACTTGATTTCTATTTCCATTGACCCGACTGTTCCACCTTCTGTTTCTGGTGGCCTAAAGTCGAAGTCACACGACACATAAACGCCCTGGGAGGTCGACAGATCTTTGTTTGAACAAACTAACATGAGACTGTCTGCGTTTTTTGAACTCGTTATTGTGAGCGTATCGTAATGAATGATATTTGAATCAACCGCTGCAACAGCTTCTTTCCATGCGTCCGTGAAATCCATTGGTGTGGGCATATGTCTCCTATGGCCTGGGCCATGATGTATCGGCCCAACATGCTTCTTTTTTTTGTATGAACAATGTCAAGCTGTAATCTCGATACTTCGTGTCTGTGACTGCCCCGCTCATCTTCCCGGATATCTTAAAATAATGATCAGTGTATCCAATCTTCTCAAGCCAGGTCGCGGCAATCCAGTTCATGCCAAGGTTGCAACTTCTGTCATAAAACTTTTCGAATATCTTTATTTGATCGCCATGGACATGGTGCTTCTTGAACAGGCGAATAGTGCATTGCATGGTGTCCGGCTTTGATGCCCCGAAGCGGCGTAACACCTTCCTACCAGACTGACAGACCATTGTTTTAATACTCGTATTTGGCCTTATGACGATGTTTTGCCTTAAGGGTGCCGGGAGTGTGTTGGGCCATTCAATCGCCATTTCTAAGCCTTCCTTGGGCACTCGCTCAACGTCGATATAATGGAGAGTGAGCGGGTTGTGTCTGTTGAAAGAACGATGTTGTCAAAAGCCTGGGTTGAAACAATATCCGGGTTTGAATAACTGTTTGTGCCAGGGACAATCCTATTGATAACGCTTTCTGTTTCCGTGGGAAGATTAACCGTGGCGACAAGAGAGCTATTCACATAAATCGAGTGATCACCGGTCCCATGATCCCATGAGAATTCAAAAAAATATTCTTCGT